ATTGCCATGGTAACCAGTAGAATAATAAATGGTCCTGGAGCAAGGGGTGGTGGTGGCACACAGGATCAAGGCGTGCGTGTTCAATTACCTCCAGCAACTGAAAATAAGATTCCTATCATATATGGCCGTGCCTTTCAACAACCCATTATCACAGATGCTCGTATCAGTGCTGATAATAAAGTTATGACCTATGTGCTGACTCTAAGTGAATTAACACAAACAGGATCTTATACTTTTAATGCTGTATATTGGAATGACCAAAAACTTAATTTTGACACAGATGGTTTCACAGTAATCAGTTCAGATCTACCAGACGGCACAACCAGTACGACCTTTGCCAATCTTATCAAGGTCTATGTATTTGCCGGCGGATCTGGTAGTGTATTCAATGAACCAATAGCAGGAGGTGCTAATCCTGGAGTCAATGCCTATGATCTAGTGGGCGAAAGTTTTGATTATGCCATGACAGATTTGGTATTTGCTGTCATTCAATTAACCTATGACAGTGCCAAAGGTGTTACTGGTTTACCCACAATGACCTTTGATGTGACTAATAGTCTAAGTAATCCAGGTGAAGTATGGGTTGATTACTTGACAAGCACACGTTATGGAGCAGGCATTATTCTTGGTAATATTGATGAAGATAGTGCTACTGGAGCAGATCCAACCAGCCTTAAAAATATTTCAGATGAAATTCCCACTAACCAATATGAAAATGATGGCATAACAACCAGCACACAGGCTCGTTATGTAATTAATGGTATTTTAAACACTGGAGATACTGTTAAAAATAATATTGACCGTATTAATCTAGCATCAAGTTCATGGACCACATTTGATCACAAAGAAGGTAAATGGAAAATTGTGGTAAATCGTGCGGCCACAAATCAAGAAATCACAGACGCATTTGTATTTGATGATGACAATATTATTGGTGAAATCAGTTTAACTTCTACCAATCTAGAAGATCTATATAATCAAGTTGAAGTTCAATATGCTAATAAAAACAGCAGAGATCAAAGTGATTATTATAAGAGTTCCATAGATCCTGCCATGCGCAATGATCTAGAACCAGACAACAGCATGCGAATGAGATTGGATTTAGTCAATAATAAAATACACGCAGGACGAATAGGTGATATAGAATTATTACAGAGTAGATATGATCTAATTATTTCTTTCACAGCAGATTACAGTGCCTTAGTCTGTGAAGTAGGTGATGTGGTCAAGGTCACAAATCCAATTTATAATTTTAATAACAAATTATTCCGTATTACTCGTGTAAGGGAAACAGAAGGCGAAGATGGAACTCTAGCCTGTGAAATAACTGCTCTACAATATGACGCAGATATATATGGAGATGAATTTCAAGAAGATGGACCAGATAAACCTCTAAGCGATATTGCTCCAATCATATCAACAACTGGTCTTCCACCTTTGGTCAATCTAACCGCAACAAATATTCAGACTACTGTGACAGAATTTGTTGAAATTAGTGCTGTGGTATCAGCTACCAGTTATCCTATTGACAGTGTTGATATCTATGCCAAACCTGTTTATGATGTGGGTGGCACTTATACCTATATAACAACATTAGTGTCACCTAATGGACAATGGTTACCCAATGAAACTGCCACTGGACAGATTCCTTTACTATCATTTGAACCCGAAGAGTATGAGTTAAATGCTCGTGCTGTATATAAAACCATAGAAAGTCCATTTACTGAAGGTATTCTTGCTAATCTTCAATATGGCACTATACAATTTTTCACTAATGCGGATAATGTGCTTATTAATCACGCACAAAATGAGAGTCTGTATTTTATAAATGGTTCAGATACCATTGGTGATTATGCCGCAATTAATGCTGATATTGGGTTATATTATGAAACATTTTCAACAAGTTCAGCACATGTGTTAAGAACACCAAATCTTGATATTGCCAACACACTGACTTGGAATAGTTATAATATAGATAAACCCACAGGTGGCACAACCACATTCCTACGCAATGATGGAACTTGGGCAGTACCTCCCGGTGGTGGCACTGGCACTAGCACAGCTACATGGGCCACACTGGGTGATAAAACTGGCGCCCTTGGACCCACTGCTATAGGATTGGGACAAAATGCTGGAGGCACAGCTACAAATAGCATAGCCATTGGTGTTAATGCTGGATTAAGCCTACAGGAATCAGGAGCCATCGCTATTGGTGCCAGTGCTGCTCAAACAGGTCAGGCAACGCAGGCAATCAGTATAGGGTATTTGGCTGGTAATTCAAGTCAACAAGCATATGCTGTTAGTTTAGGTGTTCAAGCAGGTTATATTAGTCAAGGTAATAATTCTGTTGCTATTGGTCCATTAGCAGCTTATTCAACACAGAGTAATTACGCAATTGCTCTTGGTGGTAGTGCGGGTTATCAAGGTCAACGTCAACATGGTATTGCTATTGGTTTTAATGCGGGATATCTAAGCCAGGGTAAAGAACAAACTCCTGGACAGGATGGATATGCCATTGCTATTGGTTATGAAGCAGGAAAGACTAATCAAGAAATTGCTGCCATTGCTGTGGGATTAGGAGCAGGTCAAACTAATCAAAATGAAAACGCTGTGGCAATAGGAACATATGCGGGGCAATCAAATCAAGGAAGTAGTATAGCCATAGGGAATCAAGCAGGAGAAAATAGTCAAGGTAATTTTAGTATTGCTATTGGATCTGTTTCAGGATTTTCTACTCAAAGCAATTATGCTACCGCCGTAGGTTTTGGGGCAGCCGAAGTTGGACAAAACGAGAAAAGTATAGCTTTAGGTTATAGAGCAGCACGTTATTGGCAAAATACTAACAGTATAGCAATTGGTAATGCGGCAGCATTTGAAAGACAAGGAACAAGAAGTGTAGCCATTGGGGATGGCGCAGGATATGCTGACCAAGGTCCTTATAGCATAGCAATTGGATATAATGCTGCTACCGATAGTCAAACCACAGGTAGTATTGTATTAAGTGCTGGTGTTAATAGTTTACAGACTGCTACCAATGCGGGATTTTATGTAAATCCAATAAGAAATACTGCTAGCAATCAAGTGCTTTATTATAACACCCTAACCAAAGAAATTACCTATGATGCGCCGACTGGAGGAACTGGCACAGTTACATGGGCAACATTAGGTGATAAGACAGGAGCAGGTGGACCGACGGCAATTGGTTTAGGAAAAAATGCTGGCGGAACTGCTACTAATACTATAGCAATTGGAGAAACTGCTGGTCAATCGGGACAAAGAGAATATAGTATTGCTTTGGGATATGAAGCAGGTCAGACTAATCAAGGCACACCCGAGGCTGCTCAAACAGGTACTAGCATTGCTATAGGATATAGAGCAGGTAAAACAAATCAAAAAATAGCTGCTGTGGCACTTGGCACGCAGGCAGGAGAAACCAATCAAGATTATTATAGTGTAGCCATTGGATATACTGCTGGCGCTACTAATTTTCCAAATAATTCTGTGGCAATAGGCACTGCTGCCGGAGCAATAGATGTAGGTGAGAAGAGTGTTAACATAGGAACTCAAGCTGGATATAATAGAAGTGGTGCTTATACAGTTAACCTAGGTTATTTTGCTGGAACAAAAATTGGTGTTAATTCAATCAGCATTGGTAAAGAAGCAGCCAGTTTATGCACAGCAAGCAATAGTATTTTTATAGGTTTAGAATCTGGATATTATAATACCGCAACAGATGTTATTAATCTTGGATATCGAACAGGATATAGAAATCAACGTTCATTTTCTTCAGCAATTGGTTATGAGGCTGGACAGGATCAAGGTGCTTATAGCTTAGCTCTAGGTTATCAAGCTGGTAAAATAACACAGACCACTGGTAGTATTATTTTAAGTGCGGGATCTAACTCTTTAATGACTGCTACCAATGCGGGCTTTTATGTTAATCCTATTAGAAACACAGCTACTAATGAAGTAGTTTATTATAATACCGCCACTAAAGAAGTTAGTTATGGTCCCCCACCTGGAGGTATAACACAGGCACAGGCCGAAGACATAGCAATAATTTACGCAATAGCCCTTGGATAATCACTATGTTTTTACAGACCACAATAAATATCACAAGCCAAAAAAACTTCACAGCGCCTCAGTGCTGTGATTTTACAGCGCACTAGGAGACAAAGATGGCAAATGGAGTTCTGCGTTGGAGTGAATTTTTAGGTGGACCTGATGAGGTCATAATTGAGGAGATATTTCCCTCAACACAGAGAACACTTCAATATAATTTCGGTCAAAACATCGCAGGTTGGACATTTCATATTGATTATCAAACCTTGGTAGTTGATGAATTAGCCTACACTAGAGATGGTGATCCCAACTTTTCAAATTCAACTGTTATAGGTTTTTTTACCAGTTCAGTTATTTCAACTTCGACCAATGTAGTGGTAACAAATACAGCATCGGGTTTGGTCAATGTTACTATACCTGCTAATATGTATACTGGACCCATTTATGCCGACGCTCGTAAGAATGTGCCAATCACAGTAGTTGGTGTGACATGGACAGATGCGGGTTCACCTTCAGCCACAAATACACATCGCTGGGGTTATATTCAGTGTTATGAACCCGGAGTGGCACCAACAGATCCAACACAGGCAGCAGGTTATACTGCTATAACATAACATGGCACAAGAATTTACCGTAACACAGGTCATATACGGTTTTACTGCCACGGTTGTTCCTAGTTCTACATTTTCAGTAACTGTTGATGATACTACATTAGAAATTACCAATACATCTACCAATGTGTCTGTGGAATCCACAAGTACTCGAGTAGAGATTGCCACTCAGG